AATGATTTCATCAAACTCTAATATATGTACAGTTTTATTTATAACAGATCAGCTATTTCATCCATAAGATTCCGCGTCTCTTTAAGACCAAGACCCTTTGGTATACCTTTTCTAAAAGAATCAAAGTCTCCTATCTCAGCTGCTCTCCGCATCTTAGTTCCAGAGATAGCAAAAGTATCACCGTCAGCATCACGTTCACCTGATGATATTATGTCTAGCTTTCTAAACTTATAATCCTTACCATTATACTTCTTGATCCACTGCATCGCCTGCACTCTGTCACTACCTACTACCATGACAGCATCATCATAGCCCTGTGACTGTAACTCTGACAGTATGGATACGGGATCCCTAGGTCCGCTGCGTATATTTTTTGACATCTTGGGAAACATCTTCTTAGCATAGTATAGTTTTCTATCAGGAGATAGAGGATTAGTGCCCTTCTTATCTACAGTCTGTGAGAGATAGATGAACCAATCACACTTCCCTGCTTGTTTTTCTACTGCTTTAAAGTTTGACTCATGTCCTATGGTTGGTGGTTGGAACCTACCAAAAGTAAAGTACACACATTTATAATCAATTATTTCCATTGCTTTGCCAGTGTGAAGTTGATGTAGGAGAACTCAATTCTATTTACAAGTTTGATCATGTCCCCATTGTGATGTAGAACGTACCCCTCTGGTGCGGTAACTCTATAACCCATATCAGTTTGTACGAATGTTCTGAATGATTCTAAGTTATCAAGGGCATCTATAACTATCTTCTTATTCTCTTGTAACTTTCTATAGAGTGCGAACATAGCATGGAACTCTGACTCATTGTCCTCAAGATATGTCAGACCATCATACAGTTGTGTCCTTCTCTCTGCCTGTTTCTGTACACTCTTCATCTTATTAACTTCCTTGTTCATCTTCTCATGATAAAACTTACCTAATGATTTGAGTGCTAACTTTGGATCATTGATTGTACGTGATGCTTTGATCTCCGCATTAAAGAACTGTTTGAGATAGGATGCTACATGAAACTTTTTGTCACCTGTAGTGCCTGTGTTGTCAACAATATGATTTAAGAACTTACCAGATGTCTTACACATCTGAGATATAATAGTAGTATTAGCTTCAAACTTCTTGAGTGTAGGGAGGGGAACTGATACATCTGACATGGGTGTATCATTGTTTATTACTACACACCCTTGTATATCTGACGACACATCAGCACCAGCTACTGCCTGCATCGTAGCAAGGTCATCACCAATGTAATGTGTGTGAAAAACTACACCAATGTCTGCCTTTAATATTGCTTTACCCATGTCACTATCAACAGGAGATCCATAAGTGATAGTGTTAGGTCTAAAGGTAACAAGTTTCTCACCCTCCACAGTTTCAGTCTTTAGATCTTTACCAGTAAACATCAAGTCACCTTGTACTACACCTTTGATTCCTATTTGTTTAAAATATTTCAAGGATGCTTTTAGTTTATCAGCAAGGTCACCAGAGTAATGTGCATCTATGTCCTCATCAAAGAAACATATCTTTGGGTTCTCCTTATTAAATACTGACTTAGTTCCTACAAAAAATCTTTTACTATATGGATGTTCTCCACATATTACAGCAGGAGCACCATCCCATTTAGTCTGCATGTATCCACTGCTAGGTTTTTTACCTAACATACGAAGCATTTCTTGCATAGCAGACACAGCAGCTTCACACCCATCAACTCCATGGTTGAGCATCTCATCTTCTATATGTTCTAAGTGTTTTAGTTGTGTTACGTTTGCCATTACTTCTTAAAATAATCTCCGTTACTATGTGTAGGGAATACTTCTGAACCAGATTTAGATCTAATGTTAAAACTAAAATCATATTCCTGTGTAGAGAAATTTATGTTGACCCTCTTACCAGATCCCCTAGATCCACCATAGTCTATACCTATGTTAGTACTGGTGAGAGTGCTAGCACGTTTCATATATTGCTTATCAACTTGGTATACATGTAGTTTACTACCATCATAGTGTACCATCCAGTAACCATAACCAATACCACTAGCACAAAAATTTTCTAAATTTTTCTTTGCTGTCCCACCAATAGAGAATGACTCTTGATATTCTTCTACTGTAGCAGTCTTAGAGTTAGGATCATATTTTTGGAATACATCTAAGAACTTCTGATGATTAATGTTAAACATATCTAAGTAGTCCTTACCTATTTGTGGTAACTTACCATCTTCAAGATCTTTCTTAGGAAATATTGATAGTGCGTTCTTACCTCCACCCCTCACACCTATGTTGAAGAATGATAGTGTGTCTCCAAACTTGACCGATAGATATATTTTCTTTTTATTCTTAGCACCAGGTTTTGCTATTGTTAATGTGATATCTGTGACTGTCTTACCTATATCTTTTGTATCTTCACCCTCTGCTGAGATATAAAAAGCACCATTGTTCACTCTCATAGGTCTTGGTTTGTTAGAACCACCCTCCTGTTCAGCATCTATAAAACATGTGCCAGGTTCAGCACCACATATAGCTTTCAGTATAGTTGTAACATGATCAGGATACTTTCCACCATGATCCACAAAGTTATTAAAACTATCTGCTAGCTCTGCCTCATATAAATTTCCTAGGTTTACTTTAGGTCCGCCAGGTTTCTGTCCTCCAAAGTGATGAGTCTTCTCTAGTTCTGTCAAACTATATGTTGCCACTAATGAATCATCATGATCACTCTGTGACCCTGTTAATAATATTTTCTTTTTACTACCTGATTGATTAGCACAACTAAGCATCTCTGCTTTTAATATCCTTGCTACGCTTTCATCTTTTAAATCTTTACTATTATACTCTGACTCAGTTCCATCTTGAAATATTATTTTGATGTCGAATACTTTTAGGTATCCTCTATCATCTGACAACTCAAACAACTGTCCCTTAGCGATGCGATCTATGAACACATCGTCTCTCTTCATGTATGGTTTTCCATTACGAAACAGTTGATTAAATGCCAGTTTTGCCATTAGAATTGTTTCCAGTACTTAGGATGCGTGAGTCCTCCCTCTTTATTTAGATCCTGATTTGTCAATAATACATCTCCTGCTAGACTCCAACGGTGTCCTGTGTTGTGTGTCATATGTCTTAAGTTGGCAGGAAATATTAAAAGGTCTCCCTCTTGTGTGTTCTCTTCCCAGACTGATGTGTTAAAAAAATTCTTTTCTGCGTCAGCAAATGCTTGTGGGAACCATTCATTAGGTGGTTCTTTAGTAAACTGTAATGGATCTTGTGTGTCTAGGTAATACACCCATGATATATGAGCAGGGTCATGACAGTGATTAGGAACTGAGTATTGCTCACCACTTACAGCATACCATGTCTTCATAAAATGAATATTATATCTAACATTCATAGAGCGTAGGTAAAGATCTATACAGTCATTGACCTCTAGCATAAAGCTATTCATCTGAGGGTCAAGGTGTACTAATACCTTTCCATTCAACTCTCCTGTAAGACCTTCATTGAACATATGATGTTCATATCTTTTGGCAACCCAATCAGTATAGTCTAGTAAATTAAATTTACCTACAGTCGTAGGAAATAAATTAATCCTTTCCATCGTGTATGATTAAATGAGGGTTGTCTCCCTGTCTTGTCCTGTTGTATATAATTATTCTGTCGTTCTTATAGTCTGGGACGAACTCTAACTCGTCATCGTGTGGCCACATCAACTCCTCATAGAGAGAGTTTAGTTTTGCCATGTCGTCATACAAATCAGAGGTCATTCGGTCTTCTGTTCTCCGATTTATAGATGTCAAATGATCCTGATGGATATCTTTTCTCTAACTTTTTAATATTCATCTCTATGACTTCTTCAAAGTCTACACCCAATGCTTGTGTTGCCTGTGCTACGTACCAGAGAATATCACCCAACTCAATAAGAAGATGTTCTCTGTTTGCGTCGCTCCAAGGTTTACCTTGAAAGACCATCTTCTTAACGATCTCAAGAAACTCTCCAGACTCTGCAGAAAGACCAACAGCAGCAGTGGTAAGGCGTTCAATATTGGCACCTTGTCTGTCAAGCTCAACCAAACGGTCAGCAAGAGCGACAAAATCTTTAGAACTATCGGATGTGACAGCATCTACAAACTGTTCGTAACGTTTGAAATCTATGGTCATAATGTATTCAAATAATTTAGCACGTTGTCTCTGATCTCCATGAGTTGATCGTAACAACCTTGGTTGTGAGCACAACCTCT